GGGAAACACACGCAGGACACGCTGCTTTTGGGTCGGTAATAGGCAGGCGTTCCCCTGCTAAGTTCTTAAAGACAATGCAAGATATTAACACCATATACGGTACGATGATCTCTGATCTCTACCAAGTAGATGGGGATCATGCGGAAGCCCTTACTAAGCTACAGGAGATGACCGAGGGAAAGGAGTTCGTACCTCTAGAAGATGTTGCTAGGGCAGAATACATTGCTACGGTTATCGCTAACCCTGATTTGGAAGACGCCTTTGGGGACTTCCTGCCAGAGCGAGCTAAGGAACACCTCGCAGCAATGGTAAGCAAGTACGGCCAGGACACAGTGAACAACATTGAGGCATCCTTCCGTGCCAACAAGGAGGTTCCCCCACTTTGGCACCAGTGGCACGATGACAAAAGCCTTTTGGAACGCTATTGGAACGCTCAGGAGAGGTACCTTCTACAGAACCCTGAGACCAATACAATATGGAGGGCTCTCCAGGCGGCTACCCGTAGAGGGAAGGTTGATACTATAGAGAGGCTAAAGAAGCATCCTCGTATAATAAAAATGAGGCGTACCCTAACTAGGGTTAGGCAGCAGCTTCGAGACACAGACCCTGAGGTAGATGCAGCCCTCTACTTTTGGGGTAAGGCGACAAGACTCCGTACCCTAGAGGCCCGTATCCTCCTTGAAGAGAGGCGGAGACGTTTGTTATAATAGAGTTAAAGCTTAGAGGTTGTTTGTCTTCCTCACCCATATCTCTCCCTTCCCCCAAGGCCCCCTGAACTAGCCCCTCAGGGGGTCTTTGTTTGTCCCTACCAGTGTGCTAGGCTACTAGCGTCCCTATTGACAACCCTACTAGCTATTCTCTACTCTCCTACTAGAGTTCTTCAGGGAGGTAAGATGGCAGAAGACACTAAGGCAGGCCCAGCAACCGAGCAGACAGGCTCCAGCAGCGACTCTAAGTCTAGGCGTAGTAGGCCTACTAACCAGGAAGCCCTGCTAGAGACTACTAGGAAGACCGAAGCCTTAGAGACAGAGCTAAAGGTAACCCGAAAGCTTTTAGGTCAAAGGGATGCTACCATAGGAGACCTTCGTAGCCAGATAGGAAACGTTAAGAGGGACATAGAGGAGCTAAGAAATACCTCTAAAGATGCTGATCTCTACGGAGACGATGAGGAGGCTAAAGCTAATGCCAGAAAGGTCAGAGAGGCCCTACGGCAGGCAGAGGAAACCTCCGACAAACTTCTCTCTCGTGAGTTAGCGGTGACAGCCAAGGAGTTAGCCCAGTCAATGGGAGTGCCAGAAGCAGAGTTTGTAGGCCTAGACGACCCTAAGGATATGCGCCTGAAGGCCTATGAGTGGAAGATGGAGCAGGGACGTACAAACGATGACCTTCCAACAGCCCCCCAAGATTCCATTAACCCCCCGACAACTGTTGGCCCTCCTCCTACTAAGACGGCTAACCCAGGTTCCACCTCAGGTGTCCCTAACGAGTCCTGGCGAGACCTCTCAGCCACAGATAAGATTGCGGCAGGACTTAGAGACCAAGAAGGAACCTAATATTCCTTAGGAGGAAACAGATAAGATTCCCACACTTAGTGAATATGCTAAATTAGCTAATGATAAGGTAATCGCTGGTGTCTTCGAGAACGTTATCACCCATGACGAGTTGATGCCCTGGCTCCAGTTTGAGAGCCACAACGGGAACTCTCTCGTCTACAACAGAGAGAACGCTCTTCCAACTGCTGCCACCCACGCAGTAGGTGACACTTGGAATGACACCGAGCCTACCTTCACCAAGAAAACCACAACCCTGACCATTGTTGGGGTACAGTCCCCCCTTGACCGTTATGCCATGCAGACTCGGAGCAACGTCCAAGACCAAAAGGCCGTGCTCTTTAGCCTGATGTCCAAAGGCCTGTCTCGTAAGCTCTCCCAGCTTTTCATTGTTGGGGAGCCTGAAGCTACCTCTACAGAGTATGAGGGGCTTGATTCCCTAGCCCGTTCAGAGACCCGTATGATGGCTATGGATGATGGTAATGTAGACGGCCCTGGGGCTGCTGAGACAGAGCTTACCGTTGACCGACTAGACGCTATGATAGACCAGGTAGAGAGTGGTCTTCCTGATGCCCTCATCATGAACAAGACGATGAGACGGAAGGTGACCTCCCTCTCCCGTGCTTCTGGCTCTGGTGTTGTCATGGATAACATTGAGTTATTCGGTCACCAGGTACGTCGGTACAATGGCATCCCGATTGTTATCACAGACTGGATCAGTAACTCCGAGCAGTACAACGATACAAGCACCTGGCCTTCCAGCACGGCAACCTCTATCTTTGCTGTGAAATTCGGGAGGGAGAAGCAGGGACTTACTGTCATCCACAACGGTGATATGTTAGGCCCTGACATTCAGGACATTGGTATCAAAGAGAACAAGAACGAGAACCTCTATCGGATGGTAGTGTATCTCCAAGTAGTCGCCTACTCCGCTAAGATGTTTGCGGCTCTAGGTGGCATAGATTCAGCAGCCTAAAACTCTAGGGAAAACTTACCTTAGAAGTTCACTAAGGAGAAAATAACATGGCTGATCCTTACGTCAGGCAGGCTAGGAACGTCTTTACCGCTACGATAGGCTCCACTGATGTAGTAGCAGGGGATATGCTCTACTTCGATGGTACGGACTGGGAGCTTGCCGATGCTGACGACAACACCAAGTTTGCAGAGGCTATTGCTACCAACACCTTTAAGACCACGGAGACTGGTACCCTCTGCACCTCCTGTGTCATTGTGGACATTGATGCCCCCTATACCCAGGGGACTAGTTTCTACCTCTCCACTACCGCAGGAGAGATCACAACAACTCGCCCTACTGGGGCAGAGAACCTTATGCAGGTGGTAGGGTTTGCCATCTCCACGTCTGAGGTTCGTGCTACGATACAGATACCTCGTGAAGTCACCATCTCCATGCAGTTCCCATATACGACCCACGTCGCTCCCCAGGACAGGGACAATGACTTTATGGGCCTGGGACTGGACGATGATAATGCTGAGGTCGGGTGTGGCTTCATGGTACCCCAGAACTGTGTGAGCACATCCGCTACGATTGCCTACCTCTGGTGGTGTGGGACAGGGACGCTCCTTGATACCTCTGACACCTACACCATAGACGCTTCGGGCGGGGTGGATGATGAGACTACCTCTGCAACCACTGATGGTATCTCTGCTGCGTCCCTAGCGGTAGCAGCAAACGACCTGGCTGTGGCTGATGTGTCTGCTGGCTTCAATGCTACTGGCCTCATCGCTCCAGGTAACTATATTGGGGTAGCCGTCAAGAAGGCTGCGGAAGGCACTGGCGGGGACGACCCCATCATGCTAGGACTAGAGGTTGTCCTGTTAGTAGTGTAGGTAAGGCAAGGAGCTTCGGCCCTTGATACCTTGCATAAGGGGAGTGTAGACCCTCCCAAAAGAGAGCCTCTGGGGGTACTGGAAACGTTGAAAGACGCTAAAGCCCTCAGGGGCCACTCCCTGATATAGGTAGAGGAGATGCTTAATGCCTGCTTTCGATTTCTACTCCCTCCGCAGCTTTAAGATAGGGGGGCAAGAGATAGGCTTTACCCGCTCTAAGAAACTCCTTCATGTAGCAGGGGAAGACTGGACGGTTAAGAAGTGGTTGGGTACCGTAGACCGAGTGTGGAGACTCCTAAAGGCAGAGAAGCTAGTTAAGGAACCTGTAAAAGAGGTAGCCCCTTGGGAGGGTAAGTCCTCTACCTTCTTAGGATATAACGTTATGGAGATCAATAGCCTAAGCAGGGGAGTCCTAAAGAAGCCCCCTTTCTGGCTAAGGCCCTTTTATGATAGGGTGGTGACGAAAGACATCCTAAGCGGTGAGTAATAGGAGAGTCCATGCTATGCGAGTGTGGAGCTGTCATTAAAGCCTCAGGGAAGAGGTTGCACTATGAGACTGCTAAGCATAGGGAGGGAGTAGTGTTACAGGAAATGCCACAAGAAGTCCCTAGCAGCCCCGTAGAGGCCACTAAAGCCTTACACCCTGACCTAGAGGCTGCCCTTAGGGAGAAGAACCCTCAGTTAATGGCTAAGATGGTACGTCATTTCTGGGGAGCAATGGAGTGGCCTAACGAGGAACACCCTGAAACAGTAAGGGAGTTTCTCCTTAAACATGATAAACAGGTTGTAGACACTGTTCTACGTCTTCCTCCTCTAGACCCAGGTAGAGCAGCCCAAGGCCCAGGGCCTGGGAGGAGTGAGGTAGTCAATATGGCAGGTCAGGCACTAAAGGAGTAAGAGATGGCAAATAGCAAGCTCAAGTTCCGAGCCCCTTTTGTCTCTGCCGAGGCCCTAGCTATGGGCTCTTCTGCCGAGTCGATAGCGAGTGCTGGGGGTACGGTTCCAGCCAATGCAGGGAACATCTGGTTCTTTGTCCCAGCAGGGGATAGTGTCCATTGGCACCCCACAGGAACCCCTACCAGCAGCTTCGGCCATGCAGTGGGGGCCTCCAACTGGGGATACCTTAAGCACTCTGAGCAGGGAGCTAAGATTATCTCTGATGATGGGTCAGACGTAACCCTCATCATTGTCTATGAGCGGGGTAGTGGTAGGCAGGATGCTGCCTATGCGATCTCTGAGCCAATCTAGGTAAATATATCCTAGGGGGTAACTGATGCCCCTTAGAAGGAGGAGAACTGAAACCTCATGGCTATAGGTGAACGGCGTGATACCGTAGCTGTAACCACCACAGCTACTAACATAGATTTCCAAGCAGATGGTGGTAGCGTCCTCGTCAACCTAGCTATAGCTTCCTCTTGGGATGGGACAGTAGACTTCCAGGGTACTATAGATGGGGCCAACTACTTCAATATCCTCTACTACACCCTCTCAGCTATCAACTCTGCCCCCTCAGTAGCACAGCTTACCTCTCTTGCTACAGCCCGTTACCTCCTTCCAGGCCCACTCTCTCAGGTACGGATTAGCTGTGCGGCTGGGACAACAGGAACCCTTACTGCTACCTACCGTACAATCCATAACGCCTCGTACTCCAACACGGTGCAGGGGATGGCAGCGAGTGATGCTG